TTTGGGGCCGATATTTTAATGCTAATACTTGATATGACATGGATGTCCGCTAATTGCTGTGTGGCGGAGAGGGGGGGATTCGAACCCCCGGTACCCGTTAAGATACACACGCTTTCCAGGCGTCTTTTGGAAACTCCGCAAATCACACTAAAACCAGCTATTCCCCTTTATTGATGCTATTCTTGGTTGATCCCAATTGATCCATCCGGCTCTGAACAAATATTTTATGGGCCGTAAAGAAGGCCGTAAAATGGTTTCCAAAAAACAGACGGGCCGTAAAACGGGCCGTAAATGACCGTAAGCTTTTTTGTCTGTTTTTCATGTTAAAATTTCAAGTCCTCTGGTAAATTCCATATCGCAAATTGACTTCAAATAACCATCTGTGGTTGTGGCATTTTTGTGCCTTAATAATCGTTGTAATTCTCCCACCATGTATCCACATTCCATATATAAATATGAGGTGACGTAATGCCTTATAGCATGAAATGAAAAATTTTTCATGGCCGGCAAATAATCTTTTTCATTTTTTTCTCTTCTGTTGCTTGCTATGATCAAATCGTTTACCTGTTTGCATAATCGAGGCATCATTTTATCCATAGTTGGCCTGGGCATCTTACCACCATATACCCCTGGGAAAATATATTCGTCATCAACGGTGTCACACCGGCGCCTCAAAATTTCTGAGGAAACTTTATTCAATGGAATATTGTCCCCTTCCAAAGCCCCATCTTTTCGTTTCCTGGTATAAAGGGTCACCATCCCGATCTGAAAATGGCAATGCTCTTTTTTTAGTCGTCTAACTTCACCGGATCTGGCAAGGGTATGATACATAAAAGTGGTGAGATCCTGTTCCATCGGATTGCCAATTCCCATTATGGAAAAAATATCTTCTCTTGGAGGAACGTATTTTTTGAAGGATTTAGCAGGAAAATTCGAGATGTGTTTGCAGGGGTTTTCGGTAATATTATATTTTTTGTTTTTGATCATCCAATTAAAAAGAGTTTTTAGTTCTCTTAAACGGCGGTTTGCGGTTTTCCCGCCTTTGCCTGGGCAAAGAAAAACTTCTTTAAGGTATGGATCAATGTCATCTTTTTTTATGGGGAGGGTTTTATCTGCCATCCAATGCGAGAGGAGTTCTTTGATTACCCTCTTTTTATCATTGAAAGTGTTGGGGCCGGTGGATTTGAGTTCTACTTCATCAAGGTATATGAGAGCAACATTTTTAAAAGTCCAAGAGTTGCTCAAGGGATTGTTGAGGAATATCAGAACTTCCTCCAGTTCGTCGCTTTCCCACACTGTCGCTGCCCGGGCATCCTCGAAGTAATTTTTCTCTTTTTTGAAAAGCCACTTCTCTTCGTCGTTTTTCTTTTGGGTCCAATTTTTTTGGCCTTTCAGAAAATTGGAGTTTTCCACAGTGAATGTTTTTTTCACCTGACCGGTCCAAGAATCGAGCCTTTTGTTGTAATAGGGCATTTTGCTTTAAGGTATAGTCCCGGTTAATTAAAAATTGGAAAACATCATTCGGGAAAAATCTTGCCGACCTTGAGTTTTTGCCCACACCAACAAATATATGCGGGTATTGTTTCCAGTTTTTATAAAGGGTATTTATTGAACAACCAAGCATCACGGCCAAGTCTTCAATTTTTACCAATTCGTTACTTCTTACTTCACTCAATTATCAGATCCTTGTACACTTTGTCAATATTCAGGTTGAGTTGGATAGATAGGAAAAATTACATGATGCCCGGGGAAGGTGCGTTTAGGCATCATGTAATTTTGTTTTTAAGAGAGGACTTTTCCGGTATTGATTTTGGCTTTTTCGGCTTTTATTGCCTTGGAGACTTTTTCATCAAACTCGGCTGCTGCCTGTTGGAACTCTTCAAGGGTAAAGAGTTCTCTTTTGAAACAAAGCTGAAGCATGGCCTCCTGGACGATCTGCATCCGGGTAAGAATGACCGACATGCCATTCATATTATTTTCTATGGCTTTCCGGGTTAAGCTCTTTTCGGTCTGTTTCTGTTTTTTTGCATCTTTCCGTAGTTCCTGCCGTTTGTTTTGTCTATTCATTTCAAACCTCCAATGTAATTAATTACTGTTCGTGATAGATAAATTTTTTTTATAGCCAGGGGTCGAGAAATTTGCCCCGGGTGGCGTTTAAATAATCGGCAACTGTTCTGGCCTTCAACTTCAGTGTTTCGGGGTTGGAGTCATTCCTAATTTCGATATCATATGGATAATTTGCCACGTTTTTATCAGCATCATTATCCGGTATATGAATATCTTCCGCCCGGGTCACCAATATGGTCAAACAACGGAGCCCGAAAGCTCTTTTTAATTTGGTAATTTCCTCAGGCTCTCGGACCATGGCAATTAGTATTGGGTGCTTCCCGGGAACATCGAGCATGGCCATATGGGCCAAGACCTCATTAAAAGGCCCATTATTATATTTAGTGTAAAGATCTTTCATCTCACACCAAAGCAAACGTTCTTCATCACCTTTTGCCACTTCCTCATCAGCACCAAAGTGTTTGGCAGCGTCCTTTACCGTTTGGATCGTGGAGTGGTATTCAACGGTGTCAGAACAAATTTTTTTTAAGAATTCGGCAAAAGTGTCTTTACCGGACAGGGCAACACCATTAATAATTATGAGTCTTGCCATAAATTTAGACCTCATCTGGTTTCATTTTGGCAAAATGTTCTTCCAAACATATTTTTGTCCACAACTCAAGATTGTCTGGATCTTCATAAAGAGCTTCCGCAGTTTTCCACTCACCGACCAAAGTTTCAGTCTCACGGACATTGACTTCGGCTTCAGGAGGTAGAAAAATCTGGTAAACAACGGCAACGTGGACAGAACTGACAGGATCATCAGTGGTATGGATCATCCCTACAATTTCATAGGACATCAACCCACCTTTTCCGGGAGATTTGATATTCACCTCCTCACCGAGTTCCCTAAGCATATTTTCTTTCATCAGGGTTTCAAAACCCTTGCTTTCGATGGGATTCATGTGACCACCTATGCCGATGGAAGTTTTTCCGACCAGGCGTTTCTCTCCACTTTTGCCCAGACGACGGTAAGAAAATATTTCATCTCCCCGGGTAATCATGCAGTACGGAATGATCTGTTTAAAAGAAAGGTCAGTTTCACAAAGCCCACGGGGCGTAAAGCGCATCTTTTTTGCACATTGGGCAATAAGATGTTCAACTATCCCCCCATGGGGTAAAAATCCCGCAAACCGAACACCAGGCTCTTCAAACAGGTCGTGATCACTGATTCCGACAACGACTTCATTGTCTTTTTTTGACATTTTTATTTTTCCTTAATATTTTGTAAAATCGATTACAATTTCACGCGATCCACCATATGATTCGGCCATATCGATGGATGGTGGTGAGTACCGGTCGTGTGTGAGTGCCAGATATCGTTGGTAGGCTGCCAGTTCTTTGCAGCTTTCTGAACAAAGCATTTTATTCCGTTTAGAACATCCCTCTTTTAAGCATGGACTACTGGGTTCAGCCATGATTAAATCCTCCATAAAAGTAAGTATTTACTGTTGAATTTGGATAAAAAAAAGCTAACTGCATTGAGAACCACATTCTGGGCAAAAGAGACATCCATCATGATGGTACAACGGAGAACCACATTTTATGCACGGTGCAACTTCCTCGTCTGAATACACGTTTTCAAGGACCTCTTGAATTTCTGGGTTTTCCATTCCCATTTCCTGAGTGGCATTACAATAAAACCGCTTCAGAACTTTCCCCATGGCATCTGGGATACTGATCACCCGGACCGGTCTTTCGTCCGATTCATCGATATACACCCAGGCGTTTGTTCCATCGTTTATATTCTCAAGGGTCTTTGCCAGTTCCACGATTGGCGTTCCATTTTGGAGTGCTTTGGAAACAAGACGGCCCATTGCTTCCAAATTGGCTGCATTTACGCTTCCATTTTTTGATCCATTGGTGAAAAGTTCACACGGCCTGCCGGCTTCATCCATATTAATGGTAAAATACACTTTGCCATGACCGGTATTGATTTCATGAGTTCTACCATGACGGATCTTTTTGGGTTCACGGGAGAACGCCGGGGGAATGGGTTGACTTTCTTGCATCTCTTTTAACGACATATCGTTTGAATCACCAAAGGAAATCGGTTGGGCATCCAGACTTCTATCCCGGTAAACGGTCAATCCTTTACAACCAGATTTCCAAGCCGTCATATAAATTTTCCCAATTTCTTCTGCACTGGCTTCATTGGGAAGGTTAATGGTGGATGAAATCGAATTTGATATTCCGATTTGCAAGGCAGCCTGCATTTTGATTCGATCTTCCCAGGAAATATCATGCGCACAAGCCCACAAATTACGGACATCCTGGGGAATCAGTTCAATACCATGACAAGAACCATGATTTTTGGTGATCAACGGCAGGGCTTCTTTATACCAAATTCGGTCTGAGTACCATTCAGTAAAAAGTGGGTGGGCAAAATTCCAGGTTTCGCCGGAGTCGGAAAGGAGTTTGGCATAACAAATGGCAAAATGCGGTTCCATTCCCTGACTACAATCACAAGATATTGAGGTGGAACCAGTCGGTGCAATCGTTGTCCATTGACTGTTACGAACCCCGAAAGATTTAATGTTGGCAAGGGTCTTGGCATCATCTATATCTTCAGAATCAAAATATTGAGAAACGACACCCACAACACTTTTTTTGTTACTTGTCCACAATGCAAACGGCCCTTTTTCAATGGCCAATTGTAGAGATGCTTTGATTGCACTCCGGGTAAGTCCGAGGGCAAGTTTTTTTCCGAATTCAATTGATTCTTCAGAACCATAGGAAAAGCCCAACAAAAGCAAAGCATCGGCGAACCCCATAATACCCAGACCAATGGGACGGGAGGCAATAGCCATTTTCTTATATTGTGGTGTGGGGTAACCAGATTTATCAATGCTATTGTCCAGAAAACGAGTGGCATCTGTGACAAGGGAAACAAACTTTTGCCAGTTGAAGAATGATGCCGTTTTGCCTTCAAGATTAATATGTGACACACATTTAGCCACATTAATGGCCGCTAAGGCACATGACTGGTAAGGAAGGAGGGCCTGTTCTCCACACGGATTTGTGGAAACAATTCTACCGACCTCTTTTAAAGTGTTATCCCGGTTTGCCGCATCGATAAACCAAAATCCGGGATCTCCACATTTGTGGGCATTATTAACAATGTCATCAAACAATTCTCTGGCCCGAATGGTTTCTGTGACAGATTTATCAACAACACTTATGAGTGCCCAAGCCTTGTCTTTTACAACTGCTTCCATAAAGGCATCAGAAGCAGCGATGGAAAGATTCATGCTGGCATAGGTTTGATCATTGCCGTCTTTAAGATGGATGAATTTTTTGATGTCCGGATGGTGGTCAAACATCATGGCCATATGAGCCGCCCTGCGCGTTCTTCCGCCAGATTTTACGGCTTCAGCAGTGGAAGCCAGTTTTTTCATGAAAGCAAAAGGCCCACTTGATTCTCCCCCGGTGGATAATTTGGCAGAAATCTCACGGAGTGTCCCATAATTTCCACCCAGACCGGAACCCTGTGCATAAATAAAACCGGCCTCACGGTCAAAATCAAAGATACTCTCCAGGGAGTCACTGAGCGCCCCGACAAAACAAGCTGAAGTCTGGGGGGTTGTAACAACCCCTGCGTTCATCAAAAAGGGTGAGTTAGGACGGAACTCGTTATCTTCCATCATCTGGAAGAAACGGTTTTCTTGGTCCTTTTTTGAAAAATTTCTTGAATCATCTTCTGAAGCGAATTCGGCAACTCGATTGTGTACTTCCGAGGGATTTCCTTCCCCCAACATCTTACTGAAATACAAGCGTTTATAAACATTTATAGCATTTTCTGACAATCCTTTCATATAAAAATCCCCCGGTAAAAAAGTAAAAAAAATAATGGCCGGCTCCCAGGTTTGTATACCAGGGGCCGGCCATTATTTATTTTAAGGTTTGTAGTTGATAGGGGATAAAACGGTTTGAATTGTTGTTTTATTTTTTTATTCATGTTGTACCCCCCATCATGTAGTTTTTTAAATCGGGGGACACAACCAATTGTAGCCATCCGACGATTGAAGCACATGAATAGCAGGTATGATTTTATAAATCAAGTAATTATTTACTGTTATTTTGAAAAGTTTTTGAGCTTTGTAATTCACAGTTCTGACGGATAACATCCTGACCAAGGAAATCGGTTGGATGTTCGCTCTGGACAAGCTTAAACGACATGTCCCTTTCAAAAGAAAGAATCTTTGTGGACTTGTTAGCAGCCGACCATTTATTCAACATCGGAATAAATCCGTGATCACCCGATACAAGGGCAAGGCCCGAATAAAACGGCATCAATTCCATTCCTTCCACAATCATTTCCTCATCCCAGTTTGTGTTCTGAGAATGGCCTTTTTCGTACCTCATCAGTTTAAGCCTGGTGTGGTACCCAATTTTATGGAGAACATTAAGGAACTGAACTTGATCAATTACGGCATCGGCAACCAAATAAATGATCACATATATTGACTGGCCGGCTTTTGCCCTCAAACGATTATACAGTTTTTTAAAATCTATCGCTGAATTATAAAAGTGTTTCGGCGTATAATAAATATTTTGTGCATCGATCAGACACAAAATTGGTTTCTCTTTCTTACCCATGACGTATCTCCTTTATATTTCGAATGTTGCTTTTCGTTTTTTTATTGTTGGTCTCGATCCACCAGGAGAACCTTGTCCCTTGAATTTGGGCATCTCAATCAGTTCCGGTGTGACAAGATCCTTCCAAGATGGAAAACGTTCCCCCAAAGGTATCGGTCTGAATGAATCATTCTGCATTAAAAAATCAACCTGATCCGTATCTATTGCTTCTGTCCATTCAATCAATCTCGAATCTTCGGGAAGGCCATACTTTTCGGCCAAATGGTTTGATAAACAATTTCGAGTTTCTGAGTCAATCTTTGGTTCGGAAATATGGCCGGTGGCACTTTCAACAAGTGATAAAAACTGATATAAAAGCGGATCATTGTATATCAGCTTCTTTGAAATGCTCAACACGACACATTGGCGATCCCGTTCAAATTCCATTCTGTCTTCTGCTTCCCTACGGATTTTTATTTTCATGTCTTCAGGACGGCCTTCATTGTACTCTGCAATGGTCATTGATCCGGTCTTTTTGACCACATCGCTAAACCAACTCATCTAATTCCTCCAGTGTTTTTTCTAAAACTGGGAGAAGCTGTGAATCTTCCCCCAGGCTATCAATGACCCGGGTATGGAGAAGGTCGATAACATCATAAATATCTTGTTCATTTTTGATGGTGATTTGGTTAAACATTATTTTATTCTCCGTTCAGATAACAATTCTGTTAAGTCAAACTTACTCCCAAGGGCAGTCTTTATATCAGTGGTGTTTTCGCTCATCCGGACACAATAGTTGTTATAAACATATGCCTTTTCCGGGGTAACCATTTTTCCTTCGACAAATGCAATCCCGGCACCGGTTAGACGCCACTGTTTAGGGTCTTTGGGGTTTGATTCCAATAACCCCCAAAATCTAAGTTTAGAATAATCTTTACTGATATGATGATCCATTTTGTCTATCATGTCCCGGCTAACACAAACCCACCGGTCTTCAGTCTCCATAATGATAGTCAGGTTATAAATAGCGATCAGGAACAATGCCAATGCAGAGGACAATTTCCTGGGGTATAATTTAACCGTTTGACCACAAACAGGACACTTACAAGGTTTCATCTTTATCGCTTCGGCTACGATCCATTTACGGGCCTCTGGGACATCGGTAATATGCTTCGGCATTACTGTTTTCATCACCCACCTCCTTTATCCGTAAATTTTTGCCAGATTGCCATTATCCTTCAGGAACATCCAAACACCCATGGCATCGGCAATATGTTCAAATTTACCGGCTCCAAATTTTTGACCGGCAAAATGGTAGGTGTAATCTGTTCTTACGCCTTCCGGGCTTTTTGCAGACTTTTTGCATTTGACCTTTTTCCCAGTCTTTTTTTCCAAAAAAGTTTTAATGATAAAATCCATGATTTCAGGTTTAGTGGCAGTACAACTTCCGATGGTTACCCGCTTAACATCGTTTGGAGTACAAAATTCAGCCGGTATCTTTTTCAAGGTACAAATTGATGCTATGAGCCCGGTTGCCATGTTCATCTGAATTGCTGCCCTGGAGCTTTTGGCACCACCAGACGGCAATTCCCCCAGGAGGCCTTTCACACCATATGTTCTAATTACTTCATCCAGCTCAGTCGTAATTTTTGCTGAACGGCTATAATAATCGTTGGAAACCAGTATACCTTTCCGTTTGGTTTTTTCCGTTTCAATAACTCCGCAAGCCACCGGTTTACCGCCTTCTATGGTAACCCATCCAAGATTAGAGAAGGCCACATCACAAGTTAAGAGCATAATTTTTTTTCCTTTGGAGCTGCTTCCCTTTGGAGTATGACCAAAGGAAACAAGTCCCATAATTCACGTTCAGGGGTTGTCCCGAACATTTTTTCTATTTTTTGTTGAGCCTCAATGCTCAGATCGTCAAAATACACGGGGAGGGATTGTCCAACCATTAATCACCTCCTTTATCTTCGGGCCAAATAAAAACTTTTCCGCAAGATCCACATTTCCACTCATCCCCATTGGCGTATGTGTAAAGGTAGGCAAAATCCTCTTGTCCTCCACACTCGGTGCAATATTTTGGTTCTGGTTCCTCTTCCGGCTCTGGTTGCCATTCATAAATTTCTTCGATGGTGACATCAGAAAGGTTGGTCACCTCGATGTCCTGTTCAATAAATATGTCATCGCCTTTTTCAAATTTTTTCATGGCCTCTTCTTTTGAATCTGCATCACATTCAAAGGTTTGGCTCCCATGGAAATTGGTTACATCTCGTTCAATTCTATATTTCATGATCTCTCCTTATTTCTGTTGAGGGATGTTTATCCACTCTTTATATTATTTAGTTGCTTTCATTTTTTATCTTTGCTACGCCCCTCTATGTGTTTTTTCCATTATTTAAAAACCACTTTTCGAGGAGGATTAAATGTCAAAATTAACTTCAATTGAAAAAAAACAACTCTTAGCTACAGCCGTTTCAATAACTAAAGCTGCTGCCGAGGGAGGGGCAGCTGGTGATGGTTGCGGACAAGACAAGCTCCCTCATGTTTTGAGGGAAACATATAATGAACTTGTAAAAATATCTGAAGAGATTTCAACATCATAACAAAACCACCTCTTAGCCAGTTACGCCTTCAAGGTGTAACTGGTTAATCCACTAAATACATCAGTAGGTTGATTTTTTATTAACTCTCGATATCATCAAATACGACGGAAATATTACTTTGAAGTTCTTTGAGTAAGGGTTTCATAAGGGCAACTATCTGTGGGTGTGCTGCCTTGCCTGTTCTCTGTTTGAGCATATGAGCCCATTCTCCCAAGGTAGCAGTCATGACAATCTCACCAGCCAGTGAAAGGGGAAGAATGGATCTGGCTTGTTCTGGTTTCCAACCGTTTTTCAGAAGAAATCTATAATCGTCTTCATCCGACACCATTTTATTCAACCATACCCTTTCGGCCAAAGTTAATGGGTCTAAAGCCCTTGATAGTTGAGTTTCTTCAATCAAAAGGTCATCAGAGCCCCAGACGGGTTTGATAAACTTTATTTCATCGTCATACTTCACATATCTGGTTGATTCGATGGAATACGCCCAAGGTCTATGTCTTGTGATTTCCTGTTGTATCCCTCTGTCGGTGATTACCCGGACAGTCCTGGTTGCATGAATGAGCTTTTTCTGGTTTGTCATTTCAGATTCCGTCATTAAACTGGCCTGCCCCGGAACCTGTTTATAGTATTCAGGAAAAATCATGGGATACTCTTTGTGCAGATATTGGGCAATCTGGCATACATCAATAGGAACCCACAACCTCTCCCGACCACATTCGGTTTTGAAAAATTCCAACCAAGTCCTGAGATTGCCTGAAACCAACGGTTGATCATCGTGGGTGATATTCAGATATTTGGAGTGGACGGATTCCCTGAAAAACCACAAGGCATCACTACCAACCATAAAACAGATAGAAGCATGCTCCAATACAGAAAGATGACCAGACTTGACGATCATCTTCACAAACCGGGCAGCCGAATCTTCAGTGGTTTTATCTTCAGATTTGTAACAGGTCCGGCCAGCAGCTTCGATCAATTTTAAGGGGTCTTCATAGGACAAAATTTTATGGGATTGTTCAATTATTTTCATATTATTCTTTCCCCTTTTTTTTGGGTTGTGGCCACATTCTGGGTAAATGAAAACTTTGTCGAATTCTTGCCCTTGCTGAGCCGTTTATCCATATCTATTCTTCCTCTTTGTTCAAAATTTCATATTTGGCAATTTCTTCCTGTAAAGCCTTAACTTTGCCGCCTGTTTGTTCTTTCAGGTAATCTCTGGCCCGCGCTTTCAGTTCCGTTAGGTTCCGGCTGTTCCCTGAATGAGCACAATGCCCAGTGGTTAACTCCCTTATTGACCAACCAATGTCTTTTGTCTTGTGGGCGAAAAACTTAAATTTTGAATACCCCTTGAGCTTTATAATCTCCCCCTGGACCGTTGAAATAAGACCATTCTCATTGATTTTAAAAGTTTGTTCCATGTATCCCCTTTATGCCACTAAACGGCTATAACCATCGGTGTCTTTGACAACAGTAATTGTATTTGTAAAAGCAGATTTCATTTCATCGTCATGGGTGACAACCGCCACTGTTCCGAGTTCTTTTTGAATTGCGGAAAGCATTTCAGATACTCCGGCCGTTCCGGTTGAATCCAGATGTTCAAAAGGCTCATCATAAAACACGATATCAAGGGGATTCTTCCCATATGACCGGCAAAGATCCTGCATGGCTTGAGCAATGCAAATATCGGCTCTTTTTCGTTCTCCCCCTGAGATCCCTTTATATTTTTTGGCCCCGGAAGTATGAATCACATCAATGGCAAACTTCTCTTTGATTTTCCCGGTCTTTGTTCTGCTTGTGGTGGAAAAAGAAAGTTGAACTTCGCCTTCACAAACCAGGGTGGCATAATGGTTAGAACGTTCATTGAGAAACGGGACAACCGAATCGAGGAGGAATGTTGGAATTCCAGAATAACCAAACATGAATTCCAAGAATTCCAATTGTTCAATCTCATCTTTTTTTGTGTTCTGTAACCGTTTTAGAGCAGTCTCACGGGGATGGCTCTCTTCAAGCAGGGTTTTTTCTTTGTGGATCAAACCGGAAAAGGGACTCTCTTCTTTTTCTTTTAATTCAACGGCTGTTACTACCTCTTCCATTTCCAGAACAAGGCCGGGGATTATGGAAATATGATATTTAATTTCTTCCAAATCCTTTTGATGTTTTTCGATCTCAGAACGGACAGAAGCAATTACTTCCAGTTCGACCTCTAATTCTTCGATACGCTCGTTATAAACAGAATTGGCTCCCTTAGCCCTTGTTATCAACAAATCCATGTCCTCAACCTTCTTACGGAGCTTTTCAGCGATTGCATTTGTGGCTTCCAATACGGAACCAACATCTTCTTTTGTGATTTCTTTGCCACATTCGCTGCAACCAGTTCCGACCCGTCTGTTAATATTAAGTGCTTCAGTCTTTTTAACGGTGAAATCACGATGAATATCGGCGTATTTGGTTTCAAGAATTCTGATATTGGTTGCCAGGGGTTTGGAACTTTCAAGAACCTTTTCCCAGTCGGCTGCTGCTGTGGATTCGGTGGTTGTTGCCATTTTTTCTTCAATTTCTTTGAGAAGTTGTCCGCGGCGTGTCTTATAAAGTTCTGCGGCTTCGATTCTCTTTTTGAAAACATCAGACTTTTTATTCAGTTCCTCAATTTCACATCTCTTTTTCGATTTAAACCCCACTTCTTGGGTTTCATAATCATGAAGACGGTTTGATATCTCGGTCCTTTCCTCTTCAACCCTGGCAAGTTTGCCGGTAACCATATCAAATTCAGTCCGGACTGCTTTCAAGTCTGTCCGGACATGGCCAAGGGCAACAAAAAACCGGTTTAAATCCAAGGCTTCGACCAGGGCATCCTTGATTTGTTTGTCAGTAAACAATGAAAACGGTTTAATATTGTTCTGGGAAAAATAAGTGGAATTACAAAACAAGGTGAACCCACCCCCAAGAAAATTGCTGATATTGTCTTGGGTTGCGGTCATATCCACACCGGACAGATCGACAATTTCACCATCCGGTTTGATTTGTTTGAAGATCAGGCTGTTTCCAAGTTCTTCATCCTTCCGGGTTCGGGTGATTGTCCAGTGATTGCCAGTGACGGGATCACCCAAACGGTTTGTGACCTTACACCCCTTTTTGGCAATGTCATTAACCACATCATCGACACCAACCCCTTTGGTTGTTTGGCCGTAAAAAGCCCAGATAACGGATTCCATGAGGTTGGTTTTTCCGGAACCGTTGGAACTGGCCGATTTAGCCACGTTATTAACGCCCTCAAAAAGCACCAAACCGATATCTTCCCACGACTGGGTTACTTCCGGGCCGAAGGACATAAAATTTTCTATTGTTGTATCAATTAATTTCATATTGAGAACATTGCCTCCCTTTTTCTTTTCTCGATTGCTTCTTGGAATTCTTTTGCTTTTGCAGGATCAATTTTTGCCTTTTTTGTTTTGGAAACCTTCAACTTGTCCAAATCAATACCTTCATCCTTGGCCAACGACCGGAAAGAAGAATGGAGGGGATTAATGACCTTACAAAATCTGGTGATCATGTTCGGTTCGAGAACCAACACCTCACTGCGATGTTTACAAAGAATATTTATTTTGACTTTCTTCCCTGATTCTGTCCCGGTAACTTTCAGCTCATCCCCCTTTTCAAAGGATTGCATACGGAACCGGGTCTTTCCGGTGCCGATGTCGTACCTAAGTGGCAATTTGCAGAAATTTTTAACGGAAAGAATAGGATACGCCCCGTACTCTTCTTTAAACTCATCAACAAATGGTGGCTCAATGTCCAGATCCTCAAAATCGATATGTAGTTCTGGTTCCGGTTTAGAAGGTTTTGTAATACGTTTCTTTTTTGGTTTCGGCATAGGAGCCACTTCAACCACCGGAGTGCCCATGGAATCAACAAAATCACCAGCGGGGCTTGCTTTCACTGGGGCGGGCGGATATATTTCATCATCTTCATCCCACGGAGCTTTATTCTCTGCTTTTATTTCCGGTTTCTTCGGTTTGGCGGGTGCCGCAATGTCCCATGTGGATTCTCTCTTTTTAATTGTCATTTGATCTGATCTCCTTACGCACTTTTCTCCAGATACTTATTGGCCAAGGTAAGCAACGTTGGCTTGTGCAATTCCGTTTCGCAATACTCGGAATCAATAAACTTTTTGATGATCTCTTCATCTTTGGCGCCTGTTGTTAGATCCAGGCGTTTCTTTACAGGGGTTTTGGGAATAAGTTCGATGACAACCGACACGGCCCCGGCATCCTCAAGTTTCTTTCGAGCCCGATCACCTTCAGCTTTACTGCTGACACGACAACGGATAAATCCGCCTTTTGCTTTCTCAGGGGAAATTTCAGACTCACCGGAAAAAGCCCAAAATTTACGGCTTTGAAGGGGTTTATGTTCAACCGACATGGTTTCTGTGTTTATAACGATAAAGCCCCGTTTTTCTGCAACGTCATTGAATGTATGCTGTAATGGAGCCCCAATACTCACACACTTATGACCACATTCATTATCTATGACATCATGAATGTGGTGGTGACCGAGGAGGACAAAATTATAGTCTTCAAGCAAATCTTTCCCAGAAATATCACCGGCTATGCCCAGATATTTGGCCATTAGTTCGTTGGTGAAACAATGGCTGACCAGTATTCGGAAAAATCCGTCATATTTAGGGTCTTTGACTTCGCTAAGGCAAGTATTGTAACCCTCTACAAATTTGCGGATATTAAATTTGCCATTTTTCATAGGGAAGGGCAGGGCAGCCACGACGATGTTTGGCCATGGAGAAAGTACACTCGGCTGGTCTATGACCAAATTGGTTCCATCATGAAAAACTTCCAAGGCATGACGGCTGCCATCGGCAGATGCCATATCATGGTTCCCGGGGATCATAATGTCGGGTTGGGTTAATTTAAATCGTTTGGAAACAATCTTGTAAATTTCATTGAATCCGGCAACAGGGATACTTCCCTTAATCTGGAACATATCCCCACCAAAAATGACCGGCGCACCGATAAGATCGGCATATTCATAAACTTCTGACACTGTTTTGGCTACATCTTCAACCCGACTATTTAAACCGCTTCCGGTTGTCCAGGAGTGATTTTTATAATCATGCTGGTGTGGATCTGAGTAAGCTACTATTTTCAATTTTATTCTCCCTTTATGTAAATAGGGGACTATGGGCCCTACTTACATATAGCGTTAAATTTACTGTATTATTATGTGATTGACCCTTTCCATGCGATGTTCAGATTGAAGATGAAAAACATAACAATCTGAACACAAATCCAACCGTCCATATGCCCGGGTTTTCGCCGGCGCCTTACTTTAAAAAGAATTGGTTTTCCTTTGTCAGTCCAACAATCAGATCCATATGCCAAAACGATCAAACCCGGGATGGAATTGAAATCAATTAGTTTTTTCATGTCTATTCCATATCGTTATATTTATTTTGAAGCACTTTAGAGAGATTTCCCTGAAGCCGTTCATTTTCCCGGGTAAGAAATTTGTCATCAGGCAACAGCCGGTTTAGATACCGTAGAACCAAGATTAACCATCGAATCTTTATAATTTTTAAGTTTTCCATCAACCGCCTCCTTTGCCATTGTTACAAATTTTGCAGAAATTTCAGGTTCTTCCAGGGCGATATCATAAAGCTCAGCCATACGGCGTTTTTTGCCGTCCCATTCCAGATAACCGGGTGAGGCCCCAAAGGCTTTACACTCTTTGTTCAAGAAATCGATGGTTTCCCAAAGAGTATCAATTCCACGATCAAACCATGTGACGTAACTGAACTTGGTAAAAGGCTTGAAGACTTTGTTTTTTGACACCCAGATTTTTGTGGTAATGCCTTCGGGATCGGTTGATTTATCGGGAAAATTACCACCACTTACCATTTCCAATGTAATGGCAGAACTGAAATCAATTGGATTTTTCCCGATATATGTGGTGGGACTGCCATAAACAACGCCGATCTTTTCTTTAAGCTGGTTAACCAAAAGAAAACAGGTGTTCATTTCCCCCACAATTGGCATGATTTTCCGGAACGCCTGGGACAAAACACGGGCGTGTTTTCCCATTCCGGCCTTACCATAATCAGCTTCAATCTCAGAGGCAACTGAAGATCCTGCAACGGAATCGAGGACAACGCCGACGAGCTGATCTGGGGATTGCTTATAAACGACTTTCAAGACATCTTCCATGATTTGAAAGGCCCCTTTTACTTTTTCGGCTTTTCCTGTCTTAAAATTTTCCCGTTCAAAAGAATCCAATGATTCCGGTTCCGCCCCAATATACCGGTCCATATCAATTCCTTGGGCAAGACACCGGGACTTCAGATTGGCTCTTTCAGCATCCAAACCCAATGCAAGACCAGACATGGCCTGAATACGGGAAAGAATATGAATTGTCAGGGTTGATTTCCCAACTGATTTTTTCCCAATCAATGTGGTGAGCTTTCCTGCTGGAATCCCACCACCGAGGGCAAGATCCATTCGAGGAATTCCAGTTGGTACCCAGAAGGAAACATCTTTTAAAACGGTTAACTGTTTACCTAAAGCATTTTTTACATCTTTAATTAGGGCATCCAGGTTAATATCTGTTTTTATAGCCGGTTTTCTTGTCATTCTTTTTATGTCTCCACGGTTCTTATTGAATTGAAATCTGATACCCATGAATTGAATTCCAGATAAAATGATTTTAGTTCATACTCTTTAAAAAATTCCCTAAGAGACGGGAAATTTGGTTCCTGACAAACAACCTTGACAGTCGAAAAATTTCCGGTGGGATTATGAAGGTCCATCATTTTAATGTTACGTTCGACAAGTTCTCGGTTGGCATTTTCAAGGAGCCTTTGTTCCCGTTTGCCGATCTTTGTCGGTGTTTCTGAAGCTTGGTCCAAAGCAAGACCATCGATAGAACCAAACCTTTTCATGATGTTGATACCGGTCACTTCACCGATACCATTGATACCCAGGATATTATCCGATTTATCACCGAGCATGGCTTTGAATTCAAGCCATTGTTCCGGTGGTAGCCCGTGGAGTTCTTCCATATTTTCCAAGGTGGTAAGACGTTCTTTCTTTCCTCGGTTAATAATATTGTAAACGCTGATAGCGTCATTCACTAATTGGAAAAAATCCTTATCGCTGGAGCAGATAATGGCTTTCTTACCGAGTTTTTCGGCCATTCTTGCGAGCATCCCGGCAAGATCATCCCCCTCCACACCAGTGCCGGAGCAACTGTAAATCCCCAGATCGAGGATCGCTTTTTTGATCAACGGAATTTGCATGAGAAATTCTTCATAAACCATTTGGTCTTGAGGGGTTTTTTCTACATCCCGGTTGGCCTTGTAATCTGGACAAAGTTCCATTCTTGCTTTTGATTTTCCGCCATCCCAAACAACAAAAATTTTATCTGGTTGGAACTTTTTGGCATAGGAACGGAGCGAATTGAAAAAGCCTTTTATGGCCTGTGTTGGAAAGTCATCCGATGTGTGGAGTCTCATCGCACAATTTGAGGCATAAACCAGATTATTTCCATCTACAATCACAATATTCGACATTCATACTCCTTTATGAGTAAGGCCCCCAGGAGAGTATCTGGGGGTCTTTATAGTTATGGGTTAAGATTTAATGGCCCTTTCCATTTCAGCCATTAGGTCACTTTGAATTTCATCCATGGATTCGGGGGTTGCAGTGGCCGGTGCCGGTGCTGTGGTAACTGGCGGGGCAACTTCAGTGGCCTTCTTTGTGAGAGATGCCGCCGCTTCCGCTTCATTGGCAGCTCCCCGTTCAGCTTCCATTTTCTCTTCACAATCATCTTGCTCAGGACAATCGAGGCACTTGGCCAGTGTTTCATTGAAACCGCCGAAACAGGCGGGTAAACCGGAATCAACGAGATCCGTAACATCCGTGGAAACAACGTCAATAATTTTAGGCTCAGGAGCAGCTTTGGCCGTCATTGGACCAATATGTTCCGGCAGGGCAGTGGTTTCTGTGGGGAGTTTTCCTTCCCAGAGTAATCTCAGATCTGTATAAGATTCTGTCCGGACGAAGGCTTCCAAGTTCACCATTCCCTCTTCATACAAATGGCGTTCAATTTTAGAGGGAGCCCTTTTTGCTCGAACACTGTAACGGGTGGACAGGCCTAAACCAGTTTTCTCAATGATCAAATCAAAGCCTTTATCCCAATGAGTAATGTCGCCCAAACCGGTGTCTTCATCGACCATGATATTCCAAATCTCTTCAAGGACTGTTTTCGGGAGTTCCCCAATCTGGACACCTTTTTCTTTGTCGTTCAGGTCGATCAGGTTGATATAATACCGTTGAGAAGCACTAACATTCTTCAGCCATTCTTTGGTGGTATCGTCGGGTTTCGTTTTCCAGATTTTGTCAATTTCTTCACAGATCGGACATGGAAGTGCCGCACATTGTTTGAGGCAAAAAGCACTCTGTTTTCCTTCTGGCCCAAGGTTCCAATGTTTTCCCATGGGCCTGGAAAAATCATCTGATCCTTCCCAAGGGGGTAGAATACGGATGTTGTTGCGACCATTTTGCATGGAAAAGAAATTTGCAGAACGTCTGGATTTTTCTTCTTTTGCTTTTGCACGATTGTCTTGGATTTTTGCGAGATTAAGAGCCATTGTTGATTCTCCTTTCAAGTGTGATTAAAAAATAATATAAGGTAGTAAATATTTACTGTTAGGCGGAGTGCATAAAAAACCGGACATTTATGCACTCCGGTAGGTTGGTTATATATTCAGATTTTAATAATTAAGCAGTTTTTTTGCCGATAACATCCATGGCCTTTCCATGCATGGAAAAACCAGTTTGGTCCTTTTCCTGCCGTTGTCCGGCCCCCATCTGTACCAGCATATCTTTTCGGTCTTCATAGGACTTGCACAACCCTTTGAACAAACCGTATGCCTCGGTGGTACTGGCATAATAATCTTCGGAAGCGATCCATGCAGGATCGGTATCCACCTCAGCTCCAATGGCTTTTTCTGTGGGCTTTGCGATTCCCCCTTCAATCAATTTTTCCTTATGTTTCTTATACAATTCACCCTCGACCACTCTCCTGCGTGATTTTGCAGACAGCATCTTGCCATTGGCCGTGGCAGCCAGAACGACGACCCGGGCATGAAGGGCAGGTTGTTTCATGAAATCGGTTGTCAAATCGGCTTCAGTGATTGTCAATCCATCGATAAGCCCGGAGATGGTCATACCCTCGGTTGAGGCAAGCAATCCGGCGACCGTTTCAGATGATCCATCAAGATCCTGGCTGGCCGGTTTTGGTTTGCCAAGTCCTTTAGGCATGGCCGGGGCGGGTTCCCTTGTCTTTTTCAGTTCGGCCTGTTCTGCTTCTACTTTGGCTTCGTCCAATTCCAATTCGGTTTTTACAGTCTCTTCAATCCCGCACTCCGACCCTGCAATCTGGGGCAGCATATCCTCAACGGTATCTGTTTTTATCCATGTCAATCCAAGCTCATCCATCCGTTTGCGTGTTTCTCTCAAATTCGCCATAATTTTATTCTCCTAAATTTGAATTATAAATAGTTTTTCAATTTATCAACTGCTTTAACAAACATATCTTTCTTTTCACCGGTGGAATCAAAGTATAACTGGCCCGGGTGGATGGCGAAGACCACTAAACACTGATATTCAGGCATCCATAAGGTTGTGCCGTTGGCCGCATTAATTCCGAACGTTTTTTTGGTGAAAAATGTGTGAGCTGCCCCACCCATTGCGAAGATAACTCCTGGTTTTGTTGCCTTAATTAATTTGCTGAGCCAAATTTTTGCACATTCTACTCTTTCCATAACCTCCTTTTCCAGTTTGTCGCCTGGAGGACGACATTGGAACATATTCGCCATGAGGAACTTCCCCGGTGTTAAACCGAGCCGTTCCCTAAAAATCTCCTCAACCTGGGCGCCAATTTTCCCGACCATGGGGCGGTCGGCTGATTCTTCTTGGCTATTTACCTTTTGCGATACAACAAGGATTTGATTGTCGCGCCCGAAGTGGAACGGCACAGGCCCAGAGGCGGATCTCAGTTCGCATTGATCACATTCCCTGATTTGCCCTTGAAGCATTTCCAAAACAACCTTATCGATTTCCATTTGTGCTTCCACTTCAATGTCATCACCAGTGAATATACCGGGAACACATTCAATTTTCATGGAGTCTTTCACCCGGGAATCAAAATCGGTATAGGCCCCCGGGTGTGGTATTTCAGAAGCGGTTTTTCCACCTTTTACCCAAGCTGGATACCAATCAATAATCCATTTGGCATTTTTACAAATAGAATTGAACGCTCCCGCCTTGGCCAATGCTTCGACGACTCTCTTATTAACGGTACGGCGTTCGGTATTTTCCATGAAATGTTCAAAGGATATGAACTCCCCGACTTTTTCCCGACCTTCGACTATCTTTTGGGCAGCCGTGGGGCCAACTCCTTTCACGGAAGAAAAACCGACCAAAATATCATCACCATCTGAGGTGAAAGTTTCTTCAGACCGGTTAATATCCGGCCCAAGGACCTTCCCGCCCAAACGGTTTAACTCTTTGATGTATTTGTCTGTCTGGTCACTCTCATCGGTAACTGATCGGAGTAATGAACATATGAACTCCATTGGATAATGAAGTTTTGCCCAGGCGGTAAGATATGAAATCAATCCATAATCGGCAGAATGAGATTTATTGAACCCGTATTCTCCGAACTTAACAATCTGATCATAGATGATATTGGCGGTATCCTCTTTGATCCCGGAAACCTCTTCACATCCTTTTACAAAAATGGGGCGTTTCTCTTCCAGTTTTTCGATACCCTTGGACTTTGCAATGATCTTTCTCATGGTATCCGCTTCAGGCCATGAGAACCCGGCCAAACGGACAAAATATGCCATGATCTGCTCTTGAAAAATTGGCATCCCCAAGGTTTCCCTTGTAATCTCAGTCTCCGAAGGGTGATTATATGAAATCCCTTCCTCTTTCCGATATCGGCGAACATACGACTCAACCATACCGGAATCCAACGGCCCTGGACGGTACAAAGCATTGACATGTACCAAAGTTTCAAAATTGGTAATTGGGGCTAAACGCTTACATAGGCCAGTGATTCCGGTAGACTCAAACTGGAAAAATCCAGCCGTAAAACCATCGGAAAACAATGCCAAAACTTTTGGATCATTTGGTTCAATTTTAAAATAATCAATACCCTTACCAGTCCGTTTTTTTACCAACCTTGAGGTGTCATTTAATACGGAAAGATTACTCAAGCCCAAAATATCAACTTTCAATAACCCAAAATTTTCGACCTCTTCCATATTCCAATTAATTGTAAAAGCCTTTTTCCGATATTCCAGAACTCCACGATCATCAAAACCATCTTCTGAAATAATAACGCCGCCGGCATGGAGTCCTTTTGATCTCAATTGCCCATCCAGGCGTGTAGCATGGCGAACAATTTCCGGGTTTTTAATCCGAAAATCAGACAAGACGGAATCATCATTGAAATTCTCTTCCAAAGAAAGATCATTATCGATCCTTTTAGAAAGCATGATGGCGGTATTAAATTCGACACCATACACCCTGGCTACATCACGGAAAGCTGTTTTTCCGTGCATGATGGATGACGTACTAATCTGGCAAACATTTTCTTCACCGTAAGTATCTTTGATATATTGGATAACGACATCTCGATCCTTACCGGCAAAATCAAGATCAATATCAGGCATATCAATCCGATCCTCACGGAGAAAACGTTCAAAATACAATTCATGTTTTAAAGGGTCTAAACCAACGATACGGAGCAGATAAGCAACCAACGACCCACCGGCAGACCCACGACCAAAACCACAAAGAACATCCCTTTCCTTGGCCTCACGGACGATATCCCAGACAATTAAGAAGTATCGCACGGCTCCGATTTTAGAGATGACCTTTAATTCATGCCGAAGGCGTTTTCGGTATACGGCGGGGTCAATACCCGTAGGCAAAATTTCTGTCCATCCTTGCATAACCTTCTTGACCAGAAAATTTGATTCTTCAGCCGGTGTTGCCCCTTTTAATAAGGGGATTGAGGGAAGGTTAAAATTGAGTTGTGGAATTTCCAATCCAGAACATTTTTTTGCGATCTCAACGGTGGCCATAAAAGATTTGTTCACGAAGGCCAGATCAAAAGTCCCATTTTGTACCCACGGTTTAAAAGAATGAATCATTTCGGAGGTGTTTTTTAAATAAAGACCGTCCATTGGTTCTTCACTACCAATAAAAGAAAACATCTTTGTATCATTAGGTTTCCGGTTCGTCTGGATGGCCAATAGAATATCATGGGTCAAAGTGTCTTCAGCGTTTGGGTAATGGCAATCATTTGTTGCCACGGGACTGATTCCAAGTTCATGGCAGATTACAAAGGCCCGTTCATTGACTATCTTCTGAATTTCCAACCAGTGGGGCATGATCTCAATATAAAAGTCGCCACCATAAATATCATGTAATTTGGTGACTATTTTTTTATAATATGGGTGTGAGAGGATTCCAACGGCGCAACCCGTCATAACAACACAATCATTGAAGTTTTCACACTGTTTTAATGACAATACCGGTTTGTAATAAAATTGTTGATTAGCAATAGCAGATTGTTTAAAAATTGATTGTAACCCATTCCAATTTTTTGCCAAAACGGTCATGTGAAAACGGGGTGGGCGTTCATTCTTTTTTTCTGGTCTAAAGGCTGGATCGTCGTTAACATAAAACTCAGTGCCGACAATCGGAGTAATGCCTTTCTCTTTTGCAGCTTTATAAAAGGCCAATGCTGAACTGCATGATCCATGATCTGACAAGGCCAGTGCGGTCATTCCTTTCTTCTTGGCAGTGTCAACCCACTCGGCGGGATTCCCCAAACCGTCAAGTAAAGAATGGCTTGAATGGCAGTGTAAATGAACAAAACTCACGGTAAAACTCCTTTATCAGTTGTCAGGGGTAAAGAAATGCTTTACCCCTGGCGGTCTGTTTATTGAATCTTGAAAAATTTCTGACGGCCCTCTTTTCGGGTGATTATTGCAATCCCGAAAAAAGAAGCACCGGCAAGGACATCGGCTGCCCGACTCATTAAGGTTGTGTCATTTTTGTCGGGATGAGTACCTTTTAAATAATTGAAGGTGTCACTGAATGAAATCTCTTCTCCTTTCTGGAGAAATTCAAATGCTTTTCCGGGGATTGATTCAGGTTTAAAGGGGTTGGCACCGGTGGCGGCGAATTGTTTAAGATTTTTTTCATGGTAAATTTGAGATTTATAAACTTCGACCCCATCACCAACGACAACTTCCATATAGGTTTTATTGTTCGTTTCATCCACCAATGAGGTTATCTTTCCTTCTGCCATCAGTTCTTTAAAAGGTTTGCGGTTAATGAAAGATAATTTTTTCTTAGGGGCGGGCTTTTTAACCGTTGGAACCTTTTTCTTGGGCGGGGCCTGTATGGTCTTTTCCGGTTTTTCGGCTTTGGTAACGGCTTCAACTTCAAGGGCCTGTTCGGCTTCCTGTTCAGCTTCCAGTTCGGCAGCCGCCAACGCTTCCAGGTCATCTGTTTCGGGGGTGTGTAAGTTTGAGGGGGCGGGAGTATCACCTACCGATTGTTTTTGACAATCAGTTGCCACGAAACAATTGGAGCAAGCAACTTTGTCATACAACAGTCCAAAACAGTCAGGATTATTTTTTGTGTCGGTCATAATGAGTTCCTTTTCTATGGAAGTAATTATTTACTTTAATTTATTATCTTCGTCAAGGACAAAATTCCTATTCTTCTATAGCGTTCAATCTCTTGTATTATTATCGGCGGGGTGGGGTGATCATTTGTGAGGTCTCCCCTTATATAAGAGCACGATATAGATTTTCCATCAGAACTTTTGGTAGTTCTTTAAGATCATTGACAAGGACATGATTCCGGTAAAATCGCTTTGGTGCATCGGTTTGAATGCCAAAACCACAAAGATAAAAATCTTGTAAATTTTGCAATTCTGAACACACTTGTTTTAAATGTGGAGATAAAGAACTACTTTTACAGTGACAGGCAGATGGTTCCCCATCAGAAAGGACAAATAGAACCTTTTTACGCTCTGGTCGTTTCAAAAGACGAATAGCCGCAAACCGAACACTCTCACCATCATAATTTTGTGATTTAGCCCTCATGGACCCAATCCGTTTTTTTGTGATTTGGTTCAAAGGTTCACTGAAGAGTTTAAAATAGTACATGTCCAGCGATCCGTAACGGTCAAAATGGTGGGCTCCTTCCCCCGATGCCCCGGATACTAATTTGTCACCTGTGAAACCAAGTATTTCAAAAGGGATGCCGGCCAAATGAAGAGTTTCAGTCATCAATACAACCGTTTCATTGGCTTTACGCATCCGTTCACCACCCATGGAACCTGATAAATCAACCAAAATGGAAACAGCGCTATTGATCTTTTTACCTTCCATCCGGACTCTATAGAGCTTGTTAGAAGTTCGTTGAACAGCCATGTGGAGTGTGGCAGGATTCACAACCCCATGTTGTTTCCCTCCCATCCAAGAGGCCCTTTTCTTTGACATTAAAAGCCGGTTAAGTTGGTTCTTTAAAACACCGACAATGCCATTACAGGATTTTTTGAATATTTCATATTCGTCCTGGCCGAGTTTTGTCCCTGGCCATTCTGTGAAAGTGTCCTTTTCCGATGTTAAAACCCGGTACCCTCTCAATGAGGAAGTCTTTATTTTGATTTTTCCACTAACATCGGGCAGAACTTTTGAAGCATCGTCTTTTAAAGATTCTCGGAGTCGTTCAAGGATCTCTTCATCGATAGCTGGTTCCTCTTCGTCCGAGCCTTTATCTTCGCTATCCTCCGATTCTCCTGCTTCTCCGCCAGATTTTTTATCTTCTCCTTTTTCTGTTTCAGATTCCATTTCTTCCACTTCTTCCACCTCTTCCTCGTCTGTTCCAGTGTCATCACTACCTCCTTCTTCTGTTTCAATGTCATCATCAATATCTTCCCCCATTTCATAGGTTTCTTCATCCGTTTCAGTTCCCGGGGCAACACCAGAGGAAGAGCCTTTTTCCTCAGTAGCCACAGAGTGATCTTTTGGACCTTTACTGCCATCTTTCGGTGGTTTGCCAGTACCACTGCCACCACCACTGCCACCACCACTGGCCCCGGCTGCCTCTTCGGCCGACATGTCACCTTCTCCCGTTTTCTTTTTCTTTGGTATTAAAAGAGGATGACGGGAATGTTCTCTGACAATATGTTCTATTTTTTCCAATACCCTTACGGCCATTTCATAAGCCTCTTCGGTGTCTCCCAGTTCATGGGACGCTTCAATTTCATCGGAAAGTTCATCTATTATTGGGCTATATTCAGGGCTATATTCGACAAGGAGGGGGACATCAAAGCCGTAACGGGCAACTGCTATAAAAAGGATGAAAACTTTGGTTACAGCATCATGTTTCTCCCAAGCATCTTTCTTTTTACCGGTGGTAAGATCTTCAGAAACCATGTCAAACGCTCTTTCAAAATTAACTTTGCAACCTTTCCAAATACTCTCCATTTCCAACTCAATCCGAACATCTTCAATGGCGTTCAGGGCGAAACGTTCAGTCTCGTTTTTCGGTAATTTTCGGTAAGTTTTAAAATCAGTAAAGGCAATATGTCCAACTTCATGGTCGAGGTATCCCCGGAGCATCGAAATGATTTCTGCCGGGATTTTATCTGGCAGAGAAGGCAAAGTGATCACCCGACCATCTGTTTCACATCTGTCTCCGTAAAAAACTACTTTTACATCATGGGCATCAGTCAAAGCCTTTGCCACAGTTTCCAATACGGTGCGTGCGATAAGCATTCATGTCCCTCCAAAATGATAAAGGGGAATCGTGTGACCCCTTTTATTTTAACCGATTAACTAAATGTTCTTTGAACAATCTCAGAGATGACTTTTTCATCCGTATATGGAAGGATAGAAGTACAAGAAAATTGCATTGCCTTTCCGGCATCCCCAATCATAAGGTAAAGATCAACCCAATTGATGAGATCTCGGATGGAATAAGGTACATTCAGTTCACCGGCTTCAAAACGTTTCCGGATAAGGTTGGCAACTTTTGAAAAACCCGTTGCTTCCTCTTCAGACAACCCGGGGAACTTCTTTTTTAAAAGTTCCCTTTCATCTTTTTGTTCCATATAATCCAATTTCACCCTGAGCAGAAAACGGGAAACAAAGGCAATGTTTTGGACTTCTGTTCCCTGGTAATAACCTTTGTCATCCCCCAAACCGGTTGTGTTTGAAGTTGCCACAATTCGGAAGTTTGGGTCTGAATCTAACCGTTCCCCGCTGTTTGCAGTCAGAACTAAACTGCCCAGGCGAGAACCATCAGATTTGCGTTCTAAGAGCGATTGATACAATAAAGCTACTTCCGGGTTGGTTGCATCCCATTCATCCATTACAAGGATCATGGGTTGCCTCATTGCGATGGCTGCCGGTCCATATTCGAAAGCCGTGTTGCCATCTTCTATTTTTTTCTGCCCAACGATGTCATAAGAATACATGTCTTTGTGGTGATTGACCCGCATAACGGGATAATTAATCCGGGCCGCAATTTGCTCAATAAGCGTGGATTTTCCTGATCCGGTTGGTCCATGAACCATTGTTGGGCGGTTTGTTTGCAGCCCAAGAAGAACAATTTTTGTGGCTTCCGCCGGAAATTTATATTCGGGATCGATATCTGGGACTGCTTGGGTACGTTCAACAAAACCATTAACGTCACTGTCTTTTCCAAGGGCAAAACCAAAAGTTTTTGCAATGGAATATTTTTTTACAGTCAAGCTACCACTGATTTTCTTTTTAATTCTCAGTTCATCCAACTTTTTCTGGAAAAGTTCTGATGCTAAAGGTTCCCCGGGGTATTTTGTGGTGTATTCTCCCAAGGTCAAAGTACATTCTGGCTTCCGGCCCCCAATAAAATGGGGTTTAAGGTCATGGGCTTGAATTCCACATACTTTACAAGTGATCATTATTTTGTTTCTCCTTTATATGTAACGAACTAAATATTTACTGTGATTTAAAAACATTAAAATTCGAATTTTGCTTCTGCTTTACGGCGGTCGATTATGGACTTTAATTTTGATGCTGATTCTTTTGATATATTCTTTTTCGGGGTTTCTCCTTTCCTTAACGTCCCCCAGTCCTCACCATCATGCCCAATAATATCGATATGGTGTTCAAACTTATCAACCATATAAGATTGTATTATTTCCCCCGATGCCTGGAGTTCTGCAATTACAGATGAAGACAAACAGACATCACCAATGGCAATAAGGCTGATAAAATGTTTCGAGGTATTATGTTTATCGAGAACATATCCTTTTTTTAATTTTTCA